TTAACAAACTCAGTTGTTATAATAAATTAGTGGATAAATTACTATATGTTGTGGTTGTTACCCTAGTTCGTACCATTCCTACCTAATAAAATTATTTGACAAATAGTCTTGACTATAGGTTAAAATAATATAAGCTCTATATAAATAACAAAGGAGCTTAATATGAAACAACTAACTAAAAAACAAAAAGAGTATTTTGATAATACTGGTGTAAACCCAATAGAAGAAAAAAAGCACAGTATTAAATATTATAATATAAGAATGCAAATAGAAAAAAATTCACTTGCTCGTTTTATAAATTTATTAAAACAACCTAAAAATAAATATTATGAAATGTTAAATAGAGGTGATTGGGATTTACAGAGTATTTGTTTAGAAATAAAAGAATCACGCAATTCAATAAAGGAATATAGAAAAGCTAAAGCTGTTTATGTTAACGGAACTTTTTGGAAAAATGTTAAGGAGAGTGCTTAATGAAAAAAGATATTAAGAAATTACAAAATGGGGTTGCCACGTTAGAGTGGCAGCCTAGCGGTGTACACAAAAATTGGAAAGTTACATTAGACTTAAAAACTAGTGATAAAATGGAAGTGTGCTTTTATAACCATGATGAAGGAATGAGAAAGCTACAATCCATTCCTTATACAATAAGGTAATAATATGAAAGAATTAACAGAAGTACAAAAAGAAAAAACGATTACAGATTTATACAGAATTGTATTAACTAAAAACTCTGTATATTTATGGGAGCAAGAAAAAGGAGAATCTATTTTATTAATGGCTAGTTCAGATATTCTTTTATTACAAAAAAGCTATTACAGTTTTATAGGTTTTATAGAAAGCAATGCAGATACAGAAGATACTAAGAATAAATTAATAGGCAGTTACATAGATCATTTCTGTCGCAACAAATCACAATAGGGAGGATGATATGTTAAGTAATCTAATTTATATTTATAATAGTTATCAAGCAGCACTTGCAGGTCAAGGAGATGCTAACCCAGAATATTGGGAAAACAAATGGGAAGAAGTATGTAAGAAATATAATTGTTGCCCAGAAGATACCGCAGTAGATATAGCGGAAGAGTTACACAATAGATCAGGTGGCCACTAATGTATATAGTGATTAGTATTTATGCACTTAATGCAATAGTTTGGTTTTATTTATTTTTAATTTCAATGTAGGAGAAAGTTATGTTTTCAGATTTATATGAACAAGTATTAATAGCACAAGATGCAGTTATAGATTTAATGGAGCAAAAAATTGAACTTCAAAAACATTTAAATAGTACGGATGAAAGAATTATTAAATGGGAAAAAAAAGTTAAAGAATTAAAAAACAAAATAGATAATATTGAAGAAGATATTGCAAAGGAATCAGGTTATGAAAAAGAAGATAATACAATTCAAATTACAAAAAAAAATAGAGTTAATATGTTAGTTAACCCTATTGAGATACCAGTAACAACTAAAAGAAATAAATTAATACCACTATTGAGTTTAAATTATTTTAAAAAGAAAGGTAAAAAAGATGATTAGAAAATTTACTATTAATGGTACAGAAGTTGAGATTAGTTTTAATGCCAAAACCCATAGATATACTATTACTATAAATGGAGTTAAAAACCATTCACCTAGTGTTTCTACTATACTCAAATTGGGAGACACGTTTGGTATAGCAAGTGCAGCTGGACGCAAAAACTATCAAGACACTTTACATGAGGTATTATGTGTAGGTGAAGGAACAGAGTTCAGAGACAAAGACGAACTATTAGAAAAACTTATTTTGATAAAAAAAGAAGCTGCTAATAAGTGGTTGCAATCCGCTAACTTAGGTACGTTGTGTCACGAATTCTGGGAAAACATACCTAAAGGCATTATACAATATGATGAGGATAAAAAAATTCAACGATTACAATATGCTCTTTATAACTACCATTTAAAAAATGTAACTAAAACTAATTACACAGAACGATTAGTTTATAATGATAATTTAGGTACACCTTATGCAGGGATGTTTGACGCAGACCTTGAGATAAGAGGTGAAAGAGTATTAATGGATTTAAAAACATATACTAAAAAATCTAATACTTCTACATGGCCAATTCAATTAAGTGCATACAACCATGCTCATACTTTAGAATTAGGAATAGAGCCTTTGCCTAGAGTTATTATAGCAATAGATAAAGACACAGAAGAGGTCAAAGAGTTTTGGTACAGAGATAGCCAAGAGAAACATTTGGAGGTATTTAAAAGTTACCTTCACATTAGTCAGTTCTTAAAGGAAAAGAATTGATGCTAGAGCTTAATATTAACATGGGATTGTTTTTGGTGAGTTAAGCTCCACCTGTTTGCAATCCCACCCATTTTATAGGAGATAAACATGGAATTACATATAACAGAAGTTAAACCACCAAGAGAAGGAAAGAAAGCATATATTGTAAAAGCAAGTAATGGAGTAGATTATTTTTGTAGTAAGGGTGGCGGTGCATTAAGACCTGACACAACGATAACTGCTGAAGTAACTGTACAAGAATATAGCGGTAAAACTTATAACTGGATAAAATCTTACACACCTAGTAATGATGTGGAAAAGATCAAACAAGTTTTTCCTGACAGTAAAGTAGTAAGTAATAGCAATGGTTATAGCCAGTTACAAACTACAGCTAAAGACTTACAAAGTTTACTGCCTAATAATCAATATATGATTGTGCTACAAACTATTTTAAAGACAGGCACTAAACCAGAAGATTGGGATATAGCTCTTAGATGGTATTTTGATAATTTAAAAGCTGGTGTATTAGAAACAGATAAAAGATTAAATGGTGGTCAGGAAGTTTTTTAATGGCCAAAAGATACACTAATAAAAAGCACGTTGAATGGGTGAGCAATTTAGACTGTTGTATAGCAGATCATTTTAATAGGTTAAGACAAAATGGCACTATGCCTAAAGACAGACCTAGATGTAGTGATTATAACATTCAAGCTCACCATCTTTTAAAACCTATCTTTAGCTCAAGAGGAATGAGTTTAAGAGCAGGTGATAAAGATGTTATCCCATTGTGCTTTAGTTGCCATAGTAGTTTACATAACATGGGAAATGAATTTAAATTTTTTGAAAAAATGGTTTTAAATACTAGATTTGGTATGGCTACCGCAGAAAGATTATGGAATGAATCACCCCACAATAAAGGAGATAAAAATGAAACTAACACAAAATCAATTAATACTAGAACACTTAAAAGAACATAAAACTATCAACCCAATACAGGCCTTAGAGTTATTTTCCTGCTTTAGGTTAGGAGCTAGGATATATAATTTAAAACAAGATGGTTACCAAATAGAAACCAAAAGAAAGAAAAATAATAAGTATGGTAATTATTATGCTGAATATCATTTAATTAATTTAGGTGAATTAAATGAGTAGTGTTCAACAATTATTTTTATGGAATAATTTACAAAATTTACATGATAAAGAATATGTTGAAATGCCTGAATATGATAATATTAATGAACCTGATGCAAAAATTACTTGCACTTTTAAATTTAGAAATGAAGAAGATTATGAAAAATTTAAAACTTTAGCTAGAGAATATATTTATGAAGGTCAAAGATTTATTGATGGCAACCAAAGTAAAACAGTACAACAATCATGGTATCCATTAAATACTAAAGAAAGTCATTATGTTACAAAAAGTAATAAAAATTTAAAACAAAGATTTCCAATTTATATTGTAAGTAAAGGGAGATGGCAAAAAAATCCTACTAGAGAAACATTAAAAAGAATGAATGTATCTTTTTTTATGATAGTAGAAAAACAAGAATATAATAATTACGCAAAATTTTTACCTAAAGAAAATTTATTAATTTTACCTCAACATTATAAAAATAAATATGATACTTTTTGGAAAGATACTGATAAAAGAGTTGGGCCAGGTGCTGCTAGAAACTTTGCTTGGGAACATTCTATTAAAAAAGGATTCGACTGGCATTGGGTAATGGATGATAATATAGAATCATTTCATTATTTTAATAAAAACATAAGAAGTATTTGTATTGATAGTTCTTGTTTTTATATATGTGAAGATTTTGTTATGCGTTATAAAAATATTGCAGTAAGTGGTTTAAATTATGCAAATTTTTGCCACAGACACGAAGGTATAAACAAAAGACCTCCTTTGATATTTAATACAAGAATCTATAGTTGTTTACTTATTCGTAACGACATACCTTATAGATGGAGAGGTAGATACAATGAAGATACTGATTTATCTATTCGAGTAATGAAAGATGGTTGGTGTACTGTACAATTTAGTAATTTTTTACAAGGAAAAATGTCCACACAAAAAATAAAAGGTGGTAACACAGATGAATTTTATGAGGAAGAAGGAACTTTAAAGAAAAGTAAAATGCTTGTAGATATGCACCCTGATATTACCAGATTAACTAAAAAATTTAATAGGTGGCATCATCATGTTAATTATAAAGTTTTTAAAAAAAATTCTTTATTAAGATGTGAAAATTTTATACCTAAAAATAAAGTAAATGATTATGGTTTAAAAACTTTTAATATAGGGAAGAAGTTTAAATGATAACTAGAGAATGGTTACTAAGTAGACCACATAGCGGTAAGTATAAATGTCCTGTGTGCAGCCATACTAGAAAGAATAAACACGATAGGTGTTTAAGTGTAACGATTAAAACAGAAGGTGTGGTGTGTTATTGCCATCACTGTAATTACTCAAAAGGAGAATATTATGATAAGTGGGAATGTAATAAACTGGGCGGAGAAAAGAGGAATAAACAAGGAAGCTCTGCAACAGTTAAAAGTAAGAAGTGGTCTGGCCCAGTATGGTGATAGAAAATTAGAATCTATTATTTTTGATTACTACAACACAGATAATGAAGTAGTTAATTATAAAGCAAGAGCCATACAAGAAAAAACATTTAAGCAGCTATTAAATGGCGAATCTGCGTTTTATAATCTAAATAATGTATTAGCTAATAAGAATTTAGAAAACACTACCATATACATCTGTGAAGGAGAGATGGATGTTGCTGCTATGTTAATGGGCGGATATGATCTAAACCAATTATTATCTGTACCNACAGGAGCAACTGCTAAAGCAAGTGATGACCCATCAGAGTTAAGAAAATACAGATATGTTTTAGATGGATTAGAAAAGGGATTAGATAAGGTTAAGTGTTTTGTGTTACTAACAGACAATGATGAACCTGGTCTAGCTCTACGACAAGATTTAGTGGCTTTATTAGGTTCTGGAAGGTGTAAGTATTATAATTACCCAGATAATATTAAAGATGCTAATGATGCTTTATTAGAATGGGGTAAAGATTTTAAATATATGATTGAGGAAGATATTACTCCTTTTCCCATTGAAGGTGTTTATAATATAGAAGAGATACCAGATCCGCCACAGGTAAAATTATATAATATTAATATGCAAGGATGGGAAGATAAGTTTTATCTAGGTGCAGGGATGTTAAGTTTATTTCTTGGATATCCTGGTGGTGGTAAGACTAGCTTTGCTATACAAATGTGGACTAATATTGCCAAGCATTACAAATGTAATATAGGAATGTTTAGCGGTGAGACTAGAATTAAACCATATGTAGTAAGAGCAATAAGACAATTTTATCATAATAAATTAGAGATAGAACAAACAGATGCAGAAAAGCAAGAAGCAGATAATTTTATTAGAGATAGATTTGTATTCTTAAACCATCCTAACAATACACCAACGTTCGATTGGACAATTTCACGAATTAGAGATATGAAAGCACGTTATAATATTAGTGCATTTATACTAGACCCTTGGAATAAGTTAGAGACACCAGAGTTTAATAAAACAACAGAAACTGCATGGATAGGAAAATGCTTAGATTATTTAACTTCATTGGTTAAAGTTTTAGATATACATATAATGATTTTAGTACATCCTGCTAAACCAGATAGCAAGGCACAATATGCACCACCTACTCCGTACAGTACTGCTGGTTCAGCACATTTTAATAATAAAGCAGATCATATATTTAGTGTTTGGAGGCCTCGCTATGAAAATGATGATGGCAGTAGATGTACAGAATCTGTTTTTTCTATATCCAAAACTAGGTATGAGGAACTAGGTTACCCTAGAGTATTAGATATGATGCTTAATTTAGACACAGGTTGTTTTGAATCATATGTTAAAGATAAACCTGTTAAGAAAAGAAAAGTTGTTAAACATTGGAATGATTTAGATGACTAGGAGGTCAACATGGAATTTTTAATTATGTATACAATAATCTATACTTTTATAGGTTTACAGAACTCAGGAATATTATAGTGGGTAAATTTGTTATTAACTATGTAATGGAGTTTGAAAAAAGACCTAGCAAACATGAAGTAGAAGGAAGGTTATGGAATTTATTAGCTAAAGGTTTTGTTTTAAGAACAGTAGAAGAAAACGATTATTATGTAACTAGAAAAGAAGTAAAGGAGAAAAAATAGTGCCTAAAATAGCAACATTAGATGATTACAAAGTAACTACAGCTCATGGAAAATTACTTTATAATATTGGTAAAAAAAATAATTTAACCATTCAAGATTTAGCTAAAGAATTATCTTGTTCTGTAGTTTATATAAGGTCTATTTTAAAAGGAGATTTAATTTTATCTTCTGATAAATCAATGTTACTTAGAAAAAAATATGAAAGAGAGAATATATGAAATGGTTAAAAGGAAACCAATAAAAAAAGATAATACCAGTAG